GTCGAACTTATACCATCCATGGTTTTGTTTGGACGTTTAATATCTAATTTTTTCAAAGAAAAAGTCATTCTGGGCTGATTGCCACCCCTGTTAAGTCTTCAATCTTTCAATTGCTTAACACGTTTTTTGATTTGTTTTTTTGTGTTCATACGATTTGGTTTTCCATCTGAATCTTTTTTATTTGTTTTTGTTTTTTCTGTTGCTACATATTGCATATACATTGTTGGAGGGTTCAATGGCCAACCGAAAGAAAAATCATCTGCAGCACTGACAAATAATGTACATGAATATCCCCCATCACCTAAAAAATCTTCAATTACACATGTTGTGCCTGAAGTTGCACCACTTGGGATACCATCTGCACCAGCAGTTGACAACATATTATAATAAGCATTTGTAAAATATGGAACTTGAATTTCTAAAGTGTTTGGAACACCTCCTCCATCAGTTAACAAATTACCAAAAGCATATCCTTCACTTGCTTCTAATTTATAAAAAGGTAAATATATTGAATTTGGAACTGGATTAATTCTAGCAACTGGTAAATCTGATGCTTGATTGACATCTGGACTTTTCAATCTATAACTTCCTCTGTTACATAAAAATGCTCTTCTAATTCTACTCCATGGGCCTAATGTATCATAATCCATGTTTAAATCCAAGATTGTACCATAACCAACTGCATCTACAACATAAGTATCATAATAAGTAGGTCTATGTAATAATGAACTCCATTTATAAGGATGTGTTTCTCCAAAATTAACATTGAGTTGTTGTGTTACTCTGTAATTTGCAAGACCTTCGAATTGTTGAGCAAAGGTTTCTCTCATATTTGAGTAATCATCTGTATCCATTCCTTGAGTTTGCATTGCTGTTGTTGCATATGAATAACCAGGATAACTAATTGGTTGTGTACAGTGCATATCACCTCCAGCTGCAACCCAGACATTGACATAAACTGTGCTATCTGCTACATTTTGAGTTGCAATTAAAGGAGTTACTAATGACATAACAATTTGTCCGTTTGCAAAAGAATCTAAGTTTGTACCTAATAAATCTGCTTCAATAAATGTTGGAACCAATGAATGAGGAATTTGTTTTAAATATGGAATACTAAATTTTATAACAGTATCTCCATTACAATCGTAAATTTGAGAGTATGTGTTTGGTGTATCTTGTAATACAATTGTGGTGCTATCTCCTAAATATGGTAACCATGATACACGAACTCTACAAGAACAAAATTTATTCATATTGAGCATGAATAAAAAATTAATGCTTCCTGTCCACCATTTGAAATGGCTTGCATAAAAAGACATAGGACTTGGGTTTATTGTGTATGTTGTTGTGGAACCAGAAGTTGTTTTTGAATAAAAGCAAAGCATTGGATGAACCGCTGTTCCAAATATAGGACCTTCCACTTCTGTATCTCCATTAAATGAAAAATTGTTGTAATTTTGGGGAATGCACTTGTAATTGTCAAATAGATCATAATTTCTTTCATCCACATAATCTTCTGGTTTACTTGACACTCCATTTATTGAATCTAATGCTAAAACTTGCGAATTATCAATACTTCTAACATTTAAAAAATTACCATTTCCTTTAAGAACAAAATTGTGTATTGGTTCTGATGTTACTGGTATGGCATAACCAAACCTTCTTGCGAATTGACTAACAGCACCTGTTAAATTACTGAACGCTGCACCAACCATACCAACTCCTGGAATTAAACTAATTAAATTTGTAAATCTTGACACAACATCGAATCCAGTTGATATCCAATTACTTGTGTTTGTTTTTGCAGCTTCTTCAACTGGTTGAACTTTTTCAATTTGTCCAGAATCATTAATTGTATGACCTACTGGAACTTCTGCACTTGGTTTAACTGGCAATATTTTTTTGTCAACACTATATCCTTCATCTGTTTTTGTTACAGATCGTATCATATTAGTTTCCATGTTTGTTGTTAAATTTTCATTTTTAAAGAGATTACTTGTTTTAATTTTATCTTTAACTTTAATCTGTTTTCTGAGAGTTGATAAATATTCAGTATCTGTTGGAGCACTAACTTCAGGTTGTACAAATTTAGCCCAAATCGATACTGTTACAATGTTTGTTGCACTTGAATTTCCATTTGTAATTGGACCTAACACTTTGATGTTGAAAGCACCCATTTGACCTCTTTTTAAATTAACTGTTTGATCTTGACTTAAATCGATTGCATTTACTGGTGCTACAAAAGGACACACTAATTTTGTTGATTCTTGGGTATTTGCTGAAAAAATAATATGACGTTGGATTGAGGCTGTTGCTAAATTTGAAAATGCATCAATAACCGATCCAGAATAATTGTTAAAATAAGGAACACAACTAATTAGTAATCTTCCTGCATGTAACATGGTTGTGTTGGCTCTTAATTGTACTTCAACTCCTGCTTTGAAATATCTAAAATTATTGAGTTTATCAAGATTGAATTGTGTATATAATGCTTCTGGAAAGTAAATAACACCATAATCCACTCCTACCCCATCTCCTGAACTCCAATTTAATGTAGCAATTTGATAAGGTCTTGTTAATAAACTTTTGACTAATGATTCATCATTATATGGATCGAAGGATCTACAAAAAGGATGATGTGGTTTTATTGTATTGGTATTAACTGCAATTGTGTCTTTAAAAGTAACTGTATCATCTACTGTTTTAATTTGATCATGAGGTTCTCTTTCATCATCCCCTTGAGTAAATAAATTTTCTTTGACTTTTTCATTCATAATTCCATGGTAAATGTTGTAAAAATGAGTATAATTTTTATTTAATCTTGGAAAACCGTTTCTATCTAAAAATTGATTCCATTCTTTTCTTTTTTCAGTAAAGTATTTTCCTCCAAATTGAAAACATTCTCTAAGAGCACTTTCCAAAACTGTCATTAATCTATCTACTTCACTAAATTTTGATGGACCCCACATTACCATTTCTTCTAGGATACCTTCTTTAAGTGGACCTTTGTAGTAATTATCTGTATCTAAAACAAATCTTCTTGACAAATAAGTTGCTTCACTCCAATCATACCATCTTGGTAATGGTGCTGTTTTAACTGTTCCTGTGTATTTTAATCCAAATGGTTTAAGAAATCTTTCAACATCATGCATATCAAAATCTGGATCTTTTTCATTAACACAATATAAATGATCATCACCAAAAGTTGAGCAATTGAGAAACACTTTATCTGCTTTTTCGAGAGCTTCTTCTTTGCTGAAACCTTTTTCTAGATGTACTTTTGCTGCTGTATATGCTAATCCAGTTGCTGTTACTAAACAATTACTAACAGTTGTCATAAATTTTCCTGATGGATTTCCACAAGTTTCGTATAAAATGTTACAAGCAAGATGAATTACATTTAAATTTAATGCTTTAATAAAATAATTATGTGCATTCATTTCTTCACTTCCTTCTTCCCAACCATACCAATCTGAAATTACTTTACTGTGATTCAAAGCTACAAATTCAGATATGCTTGCATCTAAAGTACTAATATCTCCAGCAATAACTTTACTTGTATCAACTCCATAAATGCTAAGTCTTTTAATTAAATTGTGCCAATCCTTTGATTGTGGATCAATTCCAAGTTCTACAAACCCACGGGTTGATCTCCATTCAAGTATGTTGCAATAAAAAACACCATATAATTTTCTTTCACATAGTAAATATTCTAAAGGTTGTGGACCCATTATTCTTCCTTTAAGTATCCATTGAACAGTACCATCTTCATTTAATTGAAAAATCTTTTCTTTTGGCAATCTTTCATCTTTAACAAAATCACATATTATATGTTCATGTATATCATCATATTCTTCAACTCCCGTTATATGTCTCCAGGTTTTTTCATAACGTACTTTGAATTCTGGATCTTTGAAGTATTGTTGTTGTGTGAAGTTATCAACTCCAATAAATTTATTTTTTCCTTTTTCTTTGTTGTAACGAATATTTTCTGGGTATCCTGAGGATGTTGGTAATTCGATAGGTTTCATATGTCCATTATTTCTCATCCCATTTAATACTTCATGATCATCTAAAACTCGTGGTTCATAGTAATGTGGAATTAAATCTTGTAAACGATCTGAAACATTTGACCAGATCTCATCAGTATATGTATTATGTTCACGTATTAATTTTTTTTTTAAACCTTCTTGTAATGGAGAGACACCATCACGTCTTGTTAATGGCAATACTTCTGTTGTACTTTTATCTGGATCATACATTAATGTTTTTGTGATTTCACTTTTTGTTGGCATTCTAGTTTTTTCTGATTTATCAACGATTCTAATTATTTTAACGTTTCCACATTCAATGGTTGCTGGATCAAATATTGGTTCATTATCTAGACCTTGAGTTGTGTTGTTTTGTTTGAATTCGTTTTCTGCTACATTAAAATCATCTAATGTAAATATTGCTGCACAGGAATTTGTTGAACTACCTGCTACATGAATACCACATAATCTTTTATTATTTAATCTTGGATTGTTAATAGCATAAAAATATCCACACTCTCCTTTTACTCCACTATAAGGAATAGTAAATGAATCTTTGCAAAATACTTTTTCACCTGACACACTATGAGTATATTCAGAGACTTCACGTACTAATATTCTTGCACTTGTTTTAGTATTTTTTGGAGTTACAAAAACAACAGATGCTTCATATAAATAATTAATTGTATCATCTGTGATTAAAAATTTACTTATGTCTTTAAAAGATGGGAACTTCTTATCGAAGATTTTAATAATAACAATATCTCTTCCCTCTAATTCTAAGAAATCATATTCACTTTTTTCAATCCTGTAATCATAATCTTTTGTTTTAATCGTGATCGCATCATATAAATATAATGCAAAATGTTTTGCTGTAATGAACATTTTATCTTTTATAAAAGTGCAACCAATTTTTCCACCTACTGTTTCTAAAATAGCTTCATTTGCTTGTATTACTGGTACTAACATATCCAATGTATTATCAAGAGCTTGAGTATGGTAAGTAGACCTTGTGTATTTTGCTTTGCTTTTTTCAAAATTTTTTAAAACTCCTGCTCTTTTATCAGTAGGATTGTAATGCATATTTGTAAATAAACCACCACTAATAAAACTCCAAATTGTTGCACCGATTTTAATTGCTGCTAATGCACTAATTCCACCAATAATTAAAGTTCCTATGGTTGGAATTTTATTAAATAAATTTCTGCATGAAAAATAGAATTTATCTTTTAACATGTATATTGATTCACAATATAATATAACTTTATCTTTTCTTTTAATTATTTTATCAATAAAGGAGTCTTTAACTTTTTGCTCTTTATTCATTTCTTGTGCTTTTTTTATCAATTCGTCTAATTTTTCAGTATTCAAGTCACATGTCCCTTCACATTCAAATTTTGGTTTTGGTGGATTTGATATTGTCATCTTTGATGCTGCATAATTTGTTGTGCATTTACACCAATATAAGTGCCCAAGTTTATCAATTGGTACATATATTGAATCCTTTTTAACATTAATATTAGCTCCTGATGCTTTGACTAATCTATCTATTTCAGCTTTCTGTTCATCATATGATTTTTCAGGTAATACTTTTGGAGTTTCTATATTTAATTTCAAACTTTCAACAACTTGATTTTTTGGAACAAATTTTTTGTTGGGTTTATCTTCTTCACTAGTGTCATCTTCTGATAAAAATTCGAAGTCATGTTTATTTGCTTGTTGTAAAGGTTTATATTCACTCCCATCATGTTTTAAAAATTTGAACCAGTCAAAATAACAATCACATTCATCTGCAGGACATGATGTACCATAGAAAATGTGAATCACGTTCATATTTTTATAAAATCTATCACATTCTTCACAATCACAATCTAAGTTATGTTTTAATATATCAAAGTCAAAAGTAAGATCTTTTTCCGTAAGTTTTAATTTTTCCATTTCTAATTTTGGTAACATATTTGTAACCATAATTTTATTATCAAATTTCTCTTGTAATCTTTTTTTGACATATGAATTGCAAACTTTTTCTTTTAACATTTGTTGTAAATTTCCAAATGATGATTGTAATTCATCGTGTTTAATTATTGCTAACATTAACAAATCTTGGTAGGACAAACCTTTTTTGATTTCTCTTAGGCCATCACTTGAGCGTAAATTTAAAACATAATCTTCTGAAATAGCCTGGTTCTT